TGACGATTTTGATCTTCAAACTACACCTCAATAAATTGAAGTTACTTATTCGGTTCTGAACCCTAGGATTTTCAAAAAACTCCGTCCATGGATTAAAATCAAAACCTAAAGATGTTCCAGTACCCCACTCTTCTTCAGCAATCTTAATAGGTCGACTAAAGAAGTTCATCAACTCAGCATCATTCGTGTCCTGAGCACTACGAGTAGGGTCATCAACATATGGCATGTCGTAGTTATATGGATCAATTTGATCAGAGAACTTGACGTTCTCATGCTTCGAGCTATCGTTCTCTATTTTAAGATCGTTGTCAGCAACAGTCATAACTCCAGATTGAGCTACAAAAGACTCACTACCGCAACAACACATGAAATTATTGTGGCAATACTCGCAGCCAATGCTATGCAACGCCCTTTCAAACACGTAAATAATTTCGGGCACTTGCATGTGCAGTCCACAGCAATTCCAATTTGAGTTTCCGAAATCGGAACGAAAATTCTCATCAGCTGTGGATTCTTCTTGGACGACATTTATGGGAGTGTCATCCTTCTCCCTTGTTAATTGTTCTTGAGTAAGTGATTTCCATGAACGATGTGCTGTACACTTATTAACACACCGCATATGTTTTGATTGGGCAAGGGGAACCCGTCTCTCAACTCCCCGGTAGGGACCTTTATCATGTACAAAGCCTATGAAAATATACATAAAACACATAAAATTATACAAACACGGTATCCATATATACACAACAATTTTGCTGACCATCAGATTTGAAACTGGGGTGACTTTAACGTCCATCACAACGACTAAAAATTTCCTAGAGGCAACCCTGCTCAAAGCAAGATTGCACTCCAAAAGCCTCAACCTCTTTTTGAGGTTTAGGCCCATTGGCATACTTGTATTTCCAATCAGCGACTGCTTCATCGTAGGAAACATCAAGCATCATGCACATGTGTTCCAGACCGGCATTTTGTGCTACAGTCTGCATCTGTTGTCTACGCATCTCATACACATCCTCACCATGGTTAAACCATTCCCGGAGAGAAGTGTCAATGTTTTGAGCGCAAGCCTCAGATGGAGTCAAAGGTGCTTTCTTTGGCCTCAAATAACAGTGTAATGATTTGAAAATGGAAGATTCAAGAAGAGCACCAACACGGCATCCTAACTTTGGATGAAAAACTGATTTGCGCTTCAAGAACTCAAACTCATCTTCATGTAAGTAAGGACGCAACTCGCTCTCCTTGTCAGGCATTGTGTAAATCTGACCATATTCAGCTAGGTACTCAGAAGCTCCTTTGATATTAAAATCATCAAAACCAGGTGCTACTGACCCTGCATTGTCATCACCATAAGTGATGAGAGCAACAGCGTCACGG